TGCTATGCGTGGTAGAGCAGGACAAGTTATAGGACAAGGATTCTCTGGTGGTAAAGTACAACTTGGTGTAAAGATGTCTACTGCTGTAAAGAAGGTTGGTTGTTCTAACTTAAAACAATTAGTAGAAGATGATAAGATGAATATATGTGACTACGATATTATTTCAGAACTAACTACGTTTATTCAGAAAGGACAGTCGTGGCAAGCAGAAGAAGGATGTAATGATGACCTCGCTATGTGTTTAGTTATCTTTGCTTGGTTAGCAGTGCAACCATACTTCAAAGAGATACACGATAATGATGTTCGTGTAAAGATGTATGAAGAACAAAGAGAAGCAATAGAAGCAGATATGGCACCATTTGGTTTTGTTGATAATGGTATAGAAGATACAACATTCATTGATGAAGATGGTAACGTCTGGAACTCTGATCCTTATGGTGAGAAAACCTATATGTGGGAATATAGATGAACCTAGAGGAAGAGTTAGAGTTAGAACACCTGTTACTGGAAGATAGGAGGTGTCGTATATGTCTTGTTACAAAAAATTTATTATCAGATTTTTATAAAACTAGAAAGGATAGAGGTAACTATCCATCTGCATTTGCATATGAGTGTAAAGAATGTACTAAGAAGCGTGTTCAAGTGCGTAGAAGAAATAAAAAGAGTCGTAAATGGTGTGACTATCCTGACTGGTAAACAGTTCACGTTTTGTTTCCCCATCAGAAAGATCGGTATTAATAAATAATTCTAGTAAAATTGGAAGCATTTTTCAAGGAGAATTAAACAATGGCATCCACCCAACTTTCACCAGGGGTCGTTGTACTTGAGAAGGATCTGACAACAGTTGCAAATGCAACTTTAGATAATGTAGCAGTGATTGTTGGTTCCTTTGAAAAGGGTCCTGTTAACAAGATTGTTGACATTACAAGCGAGAAAGAATTACTTTCTATCTTTGGTAGACCTAATGATTATAACTACGAATACTGGTTCAGTGCATCACAGTTCCTACTCTATGGCGGTACATTAAAAGTTATTAGAGCAGAAGCAAGTGCACTTAAAAACGCAATAGATACAGCACAAACAACTCAGACTGTATTTTCTGGTTCAGATACAACTCTTACAGTTGCAAACAGTACAGACTTTGCTCAGAACGATTTCATATTAATCGACGCTGAAATTCTACAAGTAACTGCTGTTAACAGTAATGACCTTACAGTTCTACGTGGACAGTTAGCATCTGCTGCTACTTCACACGCTGCGGGATCTGCGGTTACATTGATCGAGGCAGCAGGAACTTCATCTACTATAAACGAAGGTGGAACACTTAGTTCTTCTGATACAACAATCACTGTTGCTGACGCAGGTACTCTTGGCGTACAGTTAAATGACTACTTAAAGATTGAAGATGAGATAGTACGTGCATCTGCAATCGTTGGAAACAACATAACAGTAACACGTGGAGAACTAAGCACAACCGCTGCATCTCATACAGACGGTGTTGCTATTAGTCGTCTAACAGTTACAGTCGGTAAGACATCTATCAACGAAGTAACAACAACTGGTGTTACTGCACCTCTTATCAAAAACATTGAGCAGTATGAAACAACTGTTGAAACTGCTGCTAATGCTTGGAAGTGGGGTTCAAGATTCCCTGGAATTTATGGTAACTCTGTAAGAGTTGTAATGACAGATGCAGGTCCAGATCAAATCTTATCACTTGCAGAACCATCATCTGCTGAGTGGGACTTTTCAGATACAATTACAAACTCAACTAATGTAGTTTACAACTTAGGAAACTCACAAGCAAAAGTATTTTCCTACACAATGGTCGTAACATTTGATGCAACTACAATCAATGGTGACTTCAACAAAGATGAATACTGGAGAGCAGAAACTTCTACAGGATCAGCAGTTGACGTTCTTGGTCAAGTTGTAGCATACGATCCTGTAACAAGAAAGATTGAACTTAGCGTAGACTACGCCCAGTCATCTGACTTCTTACAAATAGGTGACGTTGTTGCACTATGGGATGCAGCATCAGCAGGTAACAGAACTGGTGACAAAGCAACAGTACAAAGTGTTGAGCGTCAATTACGTGTTGTAAACGCAGCAAGTTCAGAAGACTTTGCAGCAAACTACACAATAGATGATGACAACACTTCAGGTGGTGGTATTCAAATCTTAAGTGTACGTTCAGATTACGAAGAGCGTTACTATGGTGGTGAGCAAAAATGGATCAACATTGCTCCACGTCCTACAACTTCTCCTTGGGTTTCAGATCGTGGTGGCGACAACGACCAGATGCACATCCTTGTACTTGATGGAGACGGAAAACTAACAGGAACTCCTGGATCACTTCTTGAGAAATTCCTATTTGTTTCTAAGTCCTCAGATGCTAAAGGTGTACAGGGCGAAACACTATACTACAAAGACGTTATTAAAGCAAATTCAGCATACATTTACTGGGGTAGTCACGAAGGATCATCTGTAATGGATGTTGACGCTGCTGCTAATGGTGGATTTGGTCTATCAGGTGTGTCTCGTTCATTCGATCTTATCAAGTACGGAACACCTCTTAAGACTAAAGAAACAAATTTAGGTCGTGAAATTATTGCTACAACTAATGGATCAACTGTTAAGTACACACTACAAGGTGGTGTTGACGGATATACAGTTGCTCGTTCTGACATCCTCGGAGGTTATGACCTCGTAGGTGATAAGGAAACAGTTGATGTAGATTACCTCTTAATGGGTCCATCAATGGCAAGCACTAATGATACTATTGCTAAAGCACAGAAGATCATTGACATTGCTGCAACTCGTAAAGATTGTATCGCATTTGTTTCTCCATCACGCGGAGACATTATTGGTCAGTCTGACACAAATGTAATTGTGAACAAGACTATCGATATGTACCAGAAGTTAGGTAGCACATCTTACGCGGTATTCGATAATAACTACAAATACATCTATGACAAGTATAACGATCAATATCGTTACATTCCTTGTAACGCAGACGTTGCAGGTCTTGTACTAGGTGCAACATTAAATTCAGAAGCGTGGTTCTCACCCGCAGGATTTAACAGAGGACAGTTACGTAATGCAATTAAACTTGCTTACTCTCCTCTAAAAGATCATAGAGACAAACTCTATGCTGCAAGAGTCAACCCAATCGTATCATTCCCAGGTCAGGGTATCGTACTATTCGGTGACAAGACTGCACTTTCATATCAGTCAGCATTCGATAGAATTAACGTTCGTCGTTTGTTCTTGGTACTAGAAGATGCAATTTCAGACGCAGCAAAAACACAACTATTTGAACTCAATGATGAGTTTACACGTTCTTCATTCAAGAACATTGTAGAACCATTCTTGCGTTCCATACAATCTCGTCGCGGAATCGTTGATTTCTTGGTCGTTTGCGATACGAGCAATAACCCACCTGAGGCTATAGATAGAGGAGAGTTCTTCGCGGAGATATTCGTGAAACCAACACGCTCTATTAACTACATTACATTAACCTTCACTGCAACTAGAACTGGTTCTAGTTTCTCTGAAGTAACTAACTAATCAAGAGACTAACAATGGCAGAAGCACAACCAGGACAGGTACAAGGTGCAAATATAAAAGCACCTATCTTTACCTTCCGAGATAACGTAAAGGACTTTGCACGTCCTAATCTGTTCCAAGTTGAAGTGTTTGCACCTCCTGTTTTACAGGATGCAATTACACCTCAACCTGGTGGAGTAACTGGATCAACCGCACAAGTTTTAGAAACAGCAGCGGGTGGTTCACAATTAAACGCAGCATCAGCAAATGCGTTTGGTACATTCCTTGTAAAGGCAGCAAACATTCCTGCATCAGTTGTAGGAGTTGTTAACGTTCCTTACAGAGGAAGACAATTAAAAATTGCAGGTGATAGAACCTTTGAACCTTGGACAGTAACTGTACTTAATGATCAATCATTTAAGTTCAGAGCATTCTTCGAGGCGTGGTCATCTAACATCCAAGCACTACAACAAAACTTCCAAAACTCAAATACTATTGCAGACTATCAGTCTACAGCAAAAGTTCGTCAGATGGATCGTAAAGGAAACATCATCAGAACTTATAGATTTGAAGGTATCTGGCCAAGTAACATTAGTGCTATCGAACTTGACTGGGGAACAAATGACACTCCAGAAGAGTACACTGTAGAGTTCCAAGTACAATACTGGACATACGATACAGACGTAGATAGCGGAAACCAGTCATAAAAACGCGGTTTCTTACCTCGCTAAATAGTTACGTAGAACAGGTACATAGTTAATGTCTCAACTTTTTGGTTATTCTCTTGAGCGTGCGAAGAAGGGTCAGAATAATGGTCCTTCTTTTGTGCGTAAAGAATCTGATGATGCTGCAACTCCCGTAGCAGGTGGTGGTTATTTTGGAACCGCTATTGACTTAGATGGTAGTTATAAAGACGAATCAGATCTTATTAGACGATATAGAGAGATGTCCATTCACCCAGAGTGTGATAGGGCAGTGGATGATGTTGTCAATGAAGCAATCGCGGGTGAAAGAGATGATAGTCCCGTAGATGTAGACCTAGCAAACCTAGAAGTAAGTGCAGGGATACGCAGAAAAATCAGAGATGAGTTTCATAACGTTCTCAGATTACTAGATTTTGATAAGAAAGCATATGATATATTCCGCAGATGGTACATAGATGGAAAGTTATATTACCATAAGGTCATTGATACTAAGAATCCTCGTCGTGGTATTACAGAGTTAAGGTACATTGACCCCCGTAAGATTCGTAAAGTAATAGAATTTGAAGCAAAGAAAGATAGACAGTTTGTAGATCCACGCACAATGGAATCTTTAACTGCACCTAGATCAGCAGAATATTACGTTTACAATCAAAAAGGTTTACGTGGTCTTGAAACTACAGGGATCAAGATTGCATCTGATGCTATTGCTTTCTGCCACAGTGGTTTGAAAGATATGAATAAGAATGTGATTATGTCACATTTACATAAGGCAATCAAAGCACTCAATCAACTTAGAATGATTGAAGATAGTCTTGTGATCTATAGATTATCAAGAGCACCAGAACGTAGAATATTCTACATTGATGTAGGTAATCTACCAAAACAAAAAGCGGAACAATATCTTCGTGAGGTTATGGGTAGATACCGTAACAAGTTAGTATATGATGCGAACACTGGTGAGATTAAAGATGATAAGAAGTTCATGTCTATGTTGGAAGACTTCTGGTTACCTCGTCGTGAAGGCGGTAGAGGTACTGAAATCACAACTCTTCCTGGTGGACAGAATCTAGGTGAACTAGAAGACGTAAAGTATTTCCAAAAGAAACTATACAAGGCACTTAATGTTCCATCTTCTAGATTGGAGACAGAGACTACCTTTAACATTGGTCGTGCTGCTGAAATTACTAGGGACGAAGTAAAGTTCCAGAAATTTGTTGCACGTCTTCGCAAAAGATTCTCTGAACTATTCGTAGATCTTCTTAAAACTCAACTCATTCTAAAAGGAGTTTGCTCTCTTGAAGAATGGGATGAAATGAAGGAGCATATCCAGTTCGACTTCATTGCTGACAATTACTTCACTGAATTGAAGGAAATTGAAATCCGTAATGAGCGTATGAACCAAGTTGCTTCAATGGATCCTTTCGTTGGCAAGTATTTCTCTATAGAATACATGCGTCGTCAGGTTCTAAAACAAACTGCACAGGAGATTAAAGAAATTGACAAGCAAATGGAATCTGAACTTGAATCTGGTGTTATACCTGATCCTGCAGCAGAAATGGATCCAT